GGACGGCATTCCAAGCAGCGCTTACCCAAGCGCAATCTTGATCACCCCAGTTCGTAACTTTAACTTTTAGGAAATTTATCATGGCTCAGTTTAATTTTGACGCATCCCAAATTGCACCCCAAGCATCTACAGGCCCACTGCCTGCGGGTGTTTATCTGGCTCACATTGTTGAGTCTGATGTTCAGCCCTTGAAGTCCGGTAACGGCGAAGGCTTGAAACTCACCTTTGAAATCATTGATGGTCAGTTCAAAGGCCGCAAGGTTTGGGAAAATCTCAACATTCGCCACACAAGCGAAGACACTCAGCGCATTGCCCAGAGCCAACTCTCTGCGCTTTGCCATGCGGTGAACGTCATCAAGTTGATGGATACTGCTGCCCTGCACTTCAAGCCAGTTCGCATCAATGTGACTGTGCGCGAGGCAGTCGGGCAGTACAAGGCCAGTAACAACATCAAGGGCTATGAGGCCGCAGGTGCTGGCATTAGCGCACCAGCTACTGCACCAACTCCCACGCCTGTGGCTACTATGGCTACTATGGCAGACACAGTTGCATGGCCTACCGCCGAGCAAGAAGCCACCAAGTCTAAAGCACCTGCTTGGGCTAGAAAATAATGGCTTTACTTCCACAATCAGTTTCTGATCCTGTGGCTGATGCCATCTTTGCCTTCTACAAGGCAAAGTTTGGCTCAGAGTTACAACGCCCCTACCTTGGTGCGTCAAGCATTGGCAAGCCCTGTCTGCGCCAACATTGGTACTCTTTTCGGTGGTCTAAGCCTGCTCAGTTCTCTGGTAGGCTTTACCGAGTGTTTCAGTCTGGTCACTTGCAAGAGCCAAGGGTTTATGCAGACTTGGCAGCCATTGGTTGCACTGTCTATCAAATCAACCCCACCACGGGCAAGCAGTGGTCATTCACCGAACCCGCAACTGGTCACCACTTTCAGGGCAATGCGGACGGCATCATTACGGGCCTGCCGCAAGCGCCGAAGTCTCCGCACTTGTTGGAGATCAAGACCGCATCTGACAAGATGTTTAAAGATATGCAGAAATCCGGCGTAAAGAAGGCCAAGCCCGAACACTACGCGCAGATGCAAATATACATGAAGTGGTCACTTGATCAGTTTGGGGAAGATGGCTGCCGCAGGGCACTTTACTTTGTGGTGAACAAAGACAACGATGACATCTACACTGAGCGCTTAGAGTTTGACGCTAAAGAAGCGCAAGCACTGGTTGACAAGGCTATGGCAGTGATCACCGCGCCCGAGCCACCAGTTGGAGTTTCTACCGATCCAACTTGGTTTGAGTGCAAGTTCTGCGACTACCAGGCGATCTGCCACGGCACAGATGTCCCTATGCCAACGTGCCGTTCATGCGTTCACGCCACGCCCGAATTGGGCGGCAATGCAGTTTGGTCATGCGCCTCACATAGCACAGTTTTGTCAGAAGGAATGCAGCGCAAGGGTTGCAATGATCACCGCTTCATCCCCATCTTGCTTGCTAAAACAGGCCATCCAGTTGACCTTGATCAAAATGATAATGTGGTTTACAAAATGGCAGATGGTAAACAGTTTATCAATGGCGATCCAGACAAAAACTTTGATCACATCAGTAGCGCAGAAATTCACGCCTGTGCAGACAAGACCGCTTTGGTGGATGAATTTGCCCTTGATCTGCGTAAACAACATAATGCGAGGTTCGTATGAACACCCCACCAATTGACAACATTACATTGAGAGACTATTTTGCCGCCCAAGCAATTATTGGTTTGCTTCGCCGAAGCCATCCAAATGTTTACGAACTAGCGCGGGATGCTTACAAAATGGCAGATGTCATGCTTGAGGAGCGCGAACTTGATCCTTCGTGACTATCAGTCCCGTGCAGTTAAAGACCTGTTTGCTTGGTGGACTAAGCATCAAGAGGATCACGACATTCCCTTGCTAGTGCTACCCACCGCCGCAGGCAAGTCTGTGATCTGCGCTGAAATTGTTCGCCAAATGTGGGATCAATGGCCTCTGTTTCATCCTCGAACTGTGGTGCTTGTGCCATCCAAGGAACTTGCCGAGCAGAACGCTGCCAAGCTCAGAGCCTTGCTTCCCCCAAACATCAGCGTTGGCTTTGTCAGCGCCAGCTTGGGCAAGAAGCAACACCAAGCAGATGTGATTGTTGCCACCATTGGAAGCATCCACAAAGCATCTCACCTGCTTGGCAACATCAAGGCTGTGGTGATCGATGAGGCTCATCTGGTGAGCCAGAAGGCAGGGGATGCAGGGATGTACCGAACCTTCTTGTCCAAGTTGGGCGAACTTTGTGAGTTCAGGACTGTTGGCATGACCGCCACGCCTTTTAGGGGCAATGGCGTTTGGCTGACCGATGGGGATGAGCCATTGTTCACAGGCATTGCAAGCCGAGTCTCCATGCGCGAATTGCTCGATGCCAAGTTCATTGCCCCACTTGTCCCACCAGATCGCATTGAAACCCGCATCGATGCCAGCAATGTTGGCATAGCCAACGGCGACTACAAAGTTGGCGAACTTTCCCGCGAGGTTGAAAAATACCTGTCCAAAGTAGCCACAGAAGCCTCCAAAATCGCCTCAGAGCGCAAGAAATGGATAGCCTTTACACCGAGTGTCAAAAACGCTGAAAGCCTTGCAGATCGCTTAAATTACCGAGGCATTGTGAGCGCCGTTGTCTGCGGCGAAACCCCCAAACAGGAGCGTGAAGACTTGATTCGCCAGTTTAGGGATGGCGAGATTCACTGCTTGGTTACTGTCTTGGCTTTGTCGGTTGGTTTTGATGTGCCAGACGTAGACTGCATTATTTGGTGCAGGCCCACGAAGTCGCCAGTGCTTTATGTGCAGGGCATGGGCAGGGGTACTCGAATTGCAGACGGCAAGACAGATTGCCTGGTGCTTGACTTCACCGACACAGTTGAGCGCCTTGGGCCAGTGGACACCATCCAAGGCAGGGCTAAGAAGAGGTCAGGCCCACAGGAAGCGCCTTACAGTATCTGCCCAGACTGCGGTGAACGCAATGCACCCGCAGCTCTTGTTTGCATTCATTGCGGTGGTCAAATCCGAGAGGAAGAGGCTAAACCAATTGATGCAAGGGTTTCATTGGCAGCGCTCTTGTCGAATCAGGCAAGAATTTCAGAACTGATTTGGCACGATGTAACCCGAGTTGACTACGGCCTGCACCGAAAGGAAGGCAAACCTGACTCATTGAGAGTTGACTACTACGCTGGCCTGCTTCGGGTTGCGACTGAATGGGTTTGTTTTAGTCACATTGGTTATGCTAGGCAAAAGGCCGAGAACTGGTGGATGCGAAGGGAGAAGAAGTCTATGCCATCAGGCACACAAGAGGCGCTTACATGGATTTTGGTAAACAAAATTCAAGAACCAACTAGAATTTTGACCCGTAAAAATGGAAAATACACTGAGGTAAAACAACATGAATTTTATTGAACTAAGCGCCATCAAGAGACATTTAGACAGCCAAGTTAAACAGATTAACACCATCCAAGTCAATTGCCGACAATGTAACAACTTTCAGACAGGCATTTGCAAGCAGTATGGGGCAGCACCCCCACTAGAATGGATAACTGGCACAGTTGAGTGCGAACATTGGGAATGGGATCAAATCCCCTTTTAAGGAGACATCATGTTAGAAAAACCACCATATTCAAAGATTAGTTACCCGTCTACGCCTGCCAAGGACTTCAAGTGGGAGTCCGGATCAGATGTGCAAGCCCTTTGGCGCAAGCATGGTTGGACTCCTCCTAGTGAGGGTATGCCGCCACCACCCCCAGAGCGTGTCATGGATATGCCTCTTAGGAGAGTTAGGTAAATGCCCCGCCCCAAACCACCTGAACCCTTATTAGGAAGACAAGTCCGAATGTCAGATAGACATTGGATGATCTTGCAAGAACTTGGCGGCGCTGAGTGGCTGCGTAAGCAGTTAGATAAGAACGCCAAGATGCCAGCCAAGTATTACCGCCGTGAACTGGACGCACCTTCAAAGAAAGAAGTCAATGACTAACCAAAGTGGCTGGCGCAAGCGCCAAATTCAAATGCCCAAGTTTGACATTTGGGAGCGCGAGAGCCTGGTTGACTTTGCAGGGGAGTGCTACGTCAAACTGTGCGAACAGGACGACCGCATTCAGCAACTTGAGTGCGATCTGAAGACGGCTATAGAGGCTTACAGGGCGGTGGTTAAAGAATAAGAGCGCACTCAGCAACTCTGCGTTTGGTCAGCCCTGCTAGAACCTTACCGCCGCCTTTATTCCAAAGCATCAGTTGCTCCTTTGCTCCCTCCCAATCCCCTGCGTTAATTTTGCGTTTAAGGGTTGAGGTTTGAAGACGACCAATCCCAAGGTTGTAACAAAAATCCACAATGGCATTGCATTTTCGCTCGTCTGTTGCAAGAATTGGACAGTTACGCAAAGCACCAGGCAAGTAAGTATGCTCCAACTCAATCATCAAAAGCGCCCTAGCTGTCGGCTCATCCATTGGCGGGTCTTCCAATGTCACCTTGCGCTTGTCTGCGTAATAGGTAGAACCATAACCAATCGTTGCCACATTTGCAGGGCAAAGGTATGGTTTGGCTCTATAACCCTCAAACTGACGGCATAGTGCAGCGGCTAGTTCTAAGTTCATATTCCACGCTTGGCAAGAGTTCTGTCTAAGAACCAATAATTGATTGTTCCTGAGAGCAGAGCAGAAAAGTCAGGTGTCATCATTGTCTTAAAGACTTCAGTAGCTGGCGCACCCAAAAGCCATGCGTTATAGGCAAACCAGACATGAATAAATGACCATACAAACAGCACCCAATACGTGACCAATGGCCTGACGCTTGCGCTAAGAGAGGCCACCCATCCGCCTGCGGCCTTGACCATCTCGGCCTGTTGTGTAATAGCGTTGTTAAAAGCATCCATCACGCCTACATCAATGGCGGCTTCCCTTTGTGCGCCAATCTCAGCCAACTTTTGCTGACCACGCTGCGCTTCCAAGTCGCATTGGAACTTAAACATATTAAGTTCATGGGTTCGCTCATTCTTCTTGTCCATCCACTTCAACACTTCAGGAGCCATCCGAAAGATGCCACCAAAGATGGAGCCTAATAAACCACCACTAAGAATATCTAACATTTTTATTCCTCCGACATATCAGTTGAAGCCAAGTTAATCCGAGTCTTTAAAGCCGCAATGTCCTCTGGCTTATCTTTAAATCCAATTGCTACATACCCTGCAAACTTACCCAAGTCTGGAGGGATTGAACCTCTACACATGAACTTTACACCTTGCTTTACGCCCCACTCTCCCACTTTGGATGAGGGGTTGAACTCTTCACACAGAACCTCACCATTTAGCATGGCAACCATTGCACTGTTGCGATCTGCTGATGCGTTAAAAAGTGAGGTTACAGTGCCTTCCATTGTTTTTTCTCGAGAGGCATCAGCGTTCAGGGCTAGTACAGTAGTTCGGCTGTTTGTTGCCAAGTTAGCTTTGTGAATTAGCAAAACTATGCCATCTACGTCTTTAAGCAAAGAACGGGCAGGGGTAAGTAAGTTCTCCTGCTTTGCCAGTTGAGGCATCTTGTCTTGCGTTGTAATTGCGTGAAGGAGCACTTGCCTAGAGTCCCATGCAAAGTACCCAGCAAATGCTAGAAATGCAAGGAGAATGACAGTAAACAACTTAAAGGGGTTATCTACCCACTCAATTAAACCTATGATTTTGCCAAGGGTGCTGTCGTCTTTCTTAGATTCTGGCTTTGGTGCAGAAGCTGGCGCGGCAACAGACACATTGATTGTCTGCTCTGCTTTTGGCTTGGGTGTACGCCGTTTAACTGGCGCTACCTTTGCAGGGGGTTTCTTTGCTGTAACCATTATGCGTATATATCCAGTTTACGATTTTGGAATATCTCCATACGAAGACGCTCTTGAACTACTTTTTTAGTATAAATCTCAAAGGCTAAGTCTTGCAATTGAGTCTGTTTCTGCTTTGCTAACTCATTTGCCTTATTCATTTCATGCTGTTTTTCTAGCTTAACTTGAGCAAGGTCATGCTTGTCTGGATACCCAGAGGGTTGAACAGTAGGGAACAATTTAATGGTATCAATCATTTCTTCTCCCTTTTAAGAGCATCTTTATAGCCCTGAACAACCTTATGCCTTAACTCTGCACTATCAGCACTACCCGCCCATTCACTCAAGTTATTCCATATAACAGCCATGTCGGAACTTTTACACAATGTCTGATGTTTTGTAAGCCATGCTGACATCTGTCTATGTCGTTCAGTTGGGTTATGTACTGAGTAAGCTATTCCATAAAATTCTCTAACACTACAAAGGTCTTGACCCGTAGAGTGAAGCGATAGAGTTAAAACAAGTGCTATTAGCCATCTCACGGATACGCCCAAACAATAATGTAGCTAGAAAAGATGACAAAACAAATGATGCAGGCCGAAGCAATGATTGCTTCAACCCAATCTTTCATGGATTTTGAGCCTTTTCAGCCTCATTCAAAGCCTGATTTATTCTGGCTTTTAGTTTAGCGTTTTGCCTGTTTGTTTTAATTTGATTTATACCAAGTCGTAATGAAGTCAAAACAGGCGCTGGAATGCCTATAAAATAGCCCATTAAAGCTGTTTCAGCGCCAACTCCTGCAAGATTTTGTAGCAATGTAGCTGCTGTTCCTGAATTATTGATAAGAGTGCCAGGCGGGACTGTATTGATGTAACTCAAAACCTCATTAACATCACGAATGTTTTGTGCTCCTTTTTTGCCAAGCATAATATCCAAACGACCATTAGCATCGAGCGCTTCTGTTGCGTTTCGAACTGCCTTAGTGTCAACTACTGGACGACCCTGAGAATCGGTGCGACCACTCTTTACGGCCTCTTTTCTTAAATAGTCAACTGTTGCCCCCTGCAATTCACGGAAAGCCTGTTGTCCATCTTTTCCGCTAGTGAAAAGAACTCTACGCAAGAATGTAATTTCTTCAGGCGTTGCACCAAGAATAGATTTTTGAAATGCCTGACTTGCTTCAATTTTTGGATCATCACGCCCACGAACCTTGGTCAACAAATTGGCAACAATTGCACGACCTTCGTATTTTATAGATTGCTTTTTACGAAGTGCTCTAGCTTCTTTGTAAGCCTCACCGCCCAACCCTTCGGTTGACAAATCAATTTTTTCTTTAAGTTCTCGGCCAAAATTTTTGCTTACAGGTTCAATACCAATAGACTTGTTAATTGACTGTCTCAAAAGTTCTACGTCTGCCAAAGTAGAAGGTTGAGCTTGCAAAGTGCCATCTTCTAATTCTTTAAAGATGCCAAGCGATATGCCTTTTTCTTTTGCTACTTTTAAAATTGGTGCAACAGCGGCCTCTGGTATATTTTGATTCAGGTAGTCTGCAACGCCTGTTATAGATGTTGGTGCTTCAAGCTCTCCCTGTGCTTTTGCTTTGTCATAAGCCGCTTTGGTTTTTGCTTTTGCGCCAGCATATCCAGACGACAAAGCATCAATCAATTTGTTTCCGGTCAAGGTTATGTCGCCACTTTTAGCAACGTCAGCGCCTGTTTCATCAAGCAATTCATCAAATCTTTGCATGATTGAAAGATTATTTTGTTCTGCTCTGGTTATTAGTGGCTGACCAAATGGCCCCTTAACTGCCTCTTTTTCAAAGGCAAGTTGTGAAGGGTCACGCTCTTTTTCACCAAGTGTAAGTTTTACACCAAGACTTTCAGCAGTTTGTTCTCTCTGTAGACCCATTGGGGTGGCGGCAGCGCCAGCACTTCCCCGAGTTGTTTGGGTTGTTGGTGCAACATCCAAACCTAAAGACTCACGCACAATGGTTGGTGTCTTTTTGGCTGCGCCAACTACTTGGCCTGTACCCTGTCTAATTACATCAGCACCACGCAGTGCTGTAGCCGAGATAATGGGGGCAGCTTGCCGAACAGACCGATTTAACATACCAGCAGGCAAAGCACCAGGCAATACTGGTGGCAACAATCCTGCAGCTTGTCCAATAGCTTGAACCTGCTCTATGCCAGCCTCAGTCCTCGGCATATAGGTATATTGCTGTGCTCCAGCCCCCGCACGTTCACTAATAGCCCGAGCCGCCTGTGGTGTGCCAAATCTGCCCGCTTTTATTTCTTCACGAGCGCCAGTTATTGCCCCGCCAACTGTTCCAAATAAACCGCCTGTAGCCGCTGTGCCTACTGTCAATGCAGTTTCAGCAGCACCAATGAGTAGGTCAGCAAGGCCACTTGACTTTTGTGGTTTAGGTTGAGATGTTTGAGCCGATGGCGTTGCTTGTGCTAAAGCAAATTTATATGCTTCTGCGTCTGACAACTCTTTATCAGACTCCACATCATACGTTCCGCTGTTGGGAATGGTAACTTCGTAACTAAATTTAGCCATTTTATTTACCTTCTTTTTTCTTTACAGTTACGCCAGATGGTATGTCTGCCGCACTAGCGGGTAAGTTTGACTGGCCTTGTTTTCCAGCTTGTTCCAACCAACCCGACAAATTGTTGCCTGGCTTGTTAAGGTAAGAAACCTGTTTGGTCAAATATCCAACCAATTTTTCTTGTGCAGCCTTTTTCTCAGTCAAGTATTGTTTAAGCGCTGGGGGGCGCAAAGTTGTTGGAAGGGCGGTGTCAAGAGCAAGGTTAAGCTCTCCCTCTGACAAAGCGCCAAAGGTAACCGACCCAATCACATCCAAGCCTAACTGGTTTCTAATGTTGCCCAACGTAATTGATGCCGTTGTAATATTTGGAAATTTGCTTGCAATAACACCTGTGTTTGCACCCTCGTCAATGGCTTTAATTGCATCATCAATGTTGCCAATATTTTTCTTGATTTTGCCAATCTCAGCAAACGCTTTGCCTACTTCTTTTGCCGTCAATTCACCGCCAACCCTTGCTTGCGCTCTAGTACCTTGTGTTTCTGCACCAAATTGTTCTGATGCAATAATTGCGTCAGCCCTTGCTTGGCCTGTTAAGTTTTCTCCTGTAGCCGACACCACTCTTGTTGTGCCGTCTTTCATAACAATGATTGTTGTGCCATTTGGAGTTACTTTGCTTGACTGAACTTTCTCATTGCCACCCACTTTGGTTTCAGCATCTTTTTGTGCTATTTTTGTTGCGGTTTGATTTTTTGTTGCCAATTTTGACAACTCATTTCGTCTTTCATCCGCATCCAAACTAGGCCACTGTGTTTCAAGTTCTGCTGCATACGCTCTTACTGTTGGAGTAATTGACCCAGACTGAAGCATTGCAGTAATTGGGTTAGCCCCTGCTGGCGTTGGGACAACTCCAGTTGGCGTTACCACATCATATAATCCAGTTGCCTGATTAAGTGTGATAAGCCTGTCTTTTTCTTTCAATACTTTTGTTTCAGGCTCAACAGTCTTCAATATTTTCTGACCTGTCAACGATGTCCGTAATCTTGCTTCCACTGCCTTGTTGCGTGTGCCATCAGGATTAAATAATTGTGCCGCTAATTGATTAACAGATGCGGTTTCAACAGATGCTTGAGCCTTTGACAACTCCTCAAGTTGCTTCCGACCCTCTGTTGTACGCATCAACTCAGGGGCAACCCTGCCAATGTCGAAACTTGGTGCAACAGCCGCAATATTCTCAGGCATTGGAGTGCCTTGATCTGCCATCTGCTGTTGTTCTTGAGGGTCTAAAACTTGCGGTCTTTCTGGTGCGCCTGGGTCATAAGCACGTTGTGCAACAAGTTGAGCCAATGAAGTTTGTCTTTGAGTTTGTGCCTGTTGTGCTCTAACTTGAGCCTGTTGCAATCTAATTTGAGCGTTATCTGACAACTCAATCAATTTCATAGCCAAAGGCACATTTCCCATTTGGCTTGCTTGTTGAGCAGCATTTTGCAATGACTGTGGATCACGCAAGTCCAAACCTTGCAACAATTGAGATTGCTGAGTAATGCGCTGAAGTTGTGGGTCTTCAATGCCTAAAGCACCCGCAAAGCCTCTGCCTAGCTGACCAATGCCAGCACCCAACTGTGCTCTAGCAGCCGCACCTGGGTCTAGTCGGGCAAGGTCATACCCTTGTTGCAAATCTTGTTGATATTGCTGACGCTGATACATCTCAGGAGTCATGCCAAACAGACCCGCTACTATATTTTCATTTGCCATGATGAGTCCTTACAAATATAAACCAAGGTCTTGGCTGCCATAATAGTTACCACTGCCAAACGATGTTGCTGGAGCACTCATAGCCGTTACTGGTGCGTTACCAAACAAACCGCCAAATACATTATTAAGTGATTGACCAAACATGGCATTAGGATTACCTGCCGCCATCAATGCTTGAGCGTAAGGATTCGCAGTTGCGTTAGCACTTGTTGCCAAACGAGTGCTTAATTCAGCACCCGATAAACCTAATTGACCTGTTCTTGCACCTGCCAAAGATGTTTGTTGAGCAAGCGCATTACTCATGTTAAATGGTTGCTGACCAAGTGTTTCTAAGTTCTGTACTTGACCTTGTGCCGCTGTATAAGGCGCATAAGCGGCTTGCTGACCACCATAGTATTGACCCATAGCTTGTGAGCCTTGACCAAGCAATCCAGCCCCATACAAGACTTGTTGTTGACCCGCCTGTTGAGCATTAGCCGCCAAGACTGCCTCTTGTTGTGCTCTAGCGTTATACAGGGCTTGCAACTCAGGAGTTGTAGCACCCAAGTTACCTCCTTGAGAAACAGAAAGACCCATGCGGCCTTGGTTTCTTAGTTTGGTTTGCAGATTAGCAAGTTCTAACTCCCTACCTGGCTGTAATAAGGCCATCTGTTGCTTGAGATAGTTTTCAGCTACCGATTGGGGGGATTGGGAAATGTACTGGTTGCCAAGACTGAAGAGGCTCTGTGCGCCAGTTTGCAATGGTGCAAATTGAGCCTGTGCGCCCTCGGCCTGAGTCAATCCTTGGTTTGACAGAGCAACAAATCGGTCTTGTTGGGCTTTGGCTTCAGGGCTTAATGTGTATCCCGCACTTGTCATCTGACCCGTTGTTGGATCAAAGCCAAACTGTGAAGTGCCGAACCTTGTGGTCATGCCAACTGGCCTGAATGCCGCAGCTTGTTTTGCAGCAGCAGTCTCAGCATCAATGCGTTGTTGAGCCGCTAAAGCCGCTTCTTTAGATGCTTGTTGCTGAAGTAGGCTACCAGCAGTTGTTAAACCGCCAGAGATTAAATTACTGACATTTGTAGGCGTAAGAAGACCAGAAACAGCCGCTGGAATCACTGATTTTACAAGTGGAGGAATTACAGAGGGAGTGCCTGTTGGAGGAACAACTGTTGGAGAAACGCCAGTGGGCGATACGGCTGTTGGAGGAAGACCAGTAGTAGGAATTATAGGAGGCAAACCTGTAGTTGTTAAGGGTGTTCCAATTAAGCCATCTGCACCCAAAGCAAAGGCAGGGTTAAAAACACCACCAGCATTTAAAAAAGCAGCATCAGATGCGGGTATTCCTGTTGGCACACCTTCACCCAAGAAAGCACCATTACCAATAGGCAAACCAAAGGCAGGATTAAATACTCCACCCGCTGATGTAAAAGCCGCATCAAAAGCAGGAACTCCTGAAGCAACGCCTTCACCTAAAAAAGCACCATTTCCTATTGCAGGAGCACCAGCCGCACCTGCATTTAATATGCTTGGCAATCCAAACAGTAATCCCGCACCTATTGCAAACTCTTTTAGACCGCTTTTAACTTCTTGTTGTGTACCAGTACGAGCAAGAGTGCCATCAGGGTTATATTGGTTATATCCACCGCCAGTTTGGTTTTCACCAACTTTGTAGGTATAGACATTCTCAATGCCACCGATCTGTTGGTCTTCTCCAGAACCAATTACTTGATACTGAGGTTGAACAATTGTGTCACCAAGAGTTACTGTTTGACCTTGAGGAACAGTAGCCGCCACACGAGCCGCAACCTCTCCCTCTGATACTCCAACAGCACTAGCCATTTGAGCAGGAGATACGCCATATTGCTCCATAGCCGCAACAATTTCGGCATCGCTTATGCCAGGATTTGCGTTAAGAAACCCTAAAATTTGTTCGCTTGTTACAGCCATGATATTTTCCTTTATGCGTTCCGAGCCGCTTCAGCCGCAGCCTGTGCCGCTTGATAAGCCGCCACTACCTCTGCTGTCCAAGCCGCATTGCAGATAGCAACAACATTAGCGGGGACACCTGTTAAGTCTTGTGCGGGTGTGAGGCTTGAACGATGGTAGGTTTGACTCAATTGAACGCCATTCTCCATGATGCGAGTTGCCTCACGATAGAGAATTATTCCATTTTCAGTTACTGTAATTTGGTCTACTGCGGTTTCTTTGGTAAGTGACATTTTGATTTCCTTTGGTTAGTGTCCGACTTGATAATCCAATCAAGTTAATTAAATTTAATATTAAGAAGCGGGATATACAGCAGAAAAATACCAATCAACAAGTGTTGTTGAACCCCAATTAGTAGCTGTACTTCCAGCCCACATTCCTATAAGAGTGCCAGATGCTGTAACCATTGCTATTGTTGGTGTTGTTCCACCTGTTGTATTGACAACACCAAGTGTTGAGGCATACCAAGGAGGTTGTGCCGCAAGGCTAGTAAAAGGTAATCCAGTAATTTGCATTTGACCAGAACCTCCAGTAGTGCTTCCAGAAATTTCTCCATTTATATAAACTAAACCACCAACTTTTACATAACGACCAGTTCTTTCTGTATATGTAACAGTTGGATTTGTAGTGCCGCCTGTTAATGTTCCTGTCCAAGTACCTTCTTCATAGTCATCTAGCGTATTAGCGTCTGTAGATGCTGATTGAGTTGCGGGGAATGTGATGCCAGAGCCTGATGCGGATGGAGTAGCACCACCAACACCCATAGTCGTACTAGCTTTGACTGTGGTTGCAACAACTGTACTAGGTGTAGTAGCACCAAGAGTGCCGTTCATTACCGCACCTGTCAGCGTCTTATTAGTAAGCGTAGTTGTGCTTGTTGCCGTGACAACATTAGTAGGTGTAATGATTCCAGATAGTGCTACTGTAGCCATGATTAAACTCCTTGATTTCGAGCCGCTTCAGCTGCAACTTGTGCGGCCTGATATGCCGATACCACTTCTGCTGTCCAGACTGTGTTACAGATTGCCACTACGTTAGCAGGGATACCTGTTAGGTCTTGGGCAGGGGTAAGGCTAGATCGATGGTAAGTCTGGCTTAATTGCACATCGTTTTCCATAATTCTTGTGGCCTCACGATACAAAATTATTCCGTTCTCCTGAACAGTAATCTGGTCTACCACAGTTGTTTTAGTTAAAGACATAATGTTTTCCTTTAGTTAAGTGTCCGATTAGCACATCCATGCTAATTAAGTTGTTGTGTAGCTAAGAGCAAAATACACAGTAGTTCCATTTTGAAAAATGTTAGCATTTCCAGCAGTTGTGCCAGCCGCAGTCAAAGTTCTAAATTGAATTGATGTTGGATTATTAGCATAAACATAAGGGGTAATGAATACTATGCTAGTTGCAATTGAAGCAAAATAACTAGAGCTTCCGCTTCCATAAGAAACCGATTCAGCAGAAAAAGGCAGTCCACTTATCATTGTTGCACTACCAGTTCCAATAGTGTTTACAACAATATATCCTTGAACATATACTAATTTTCCAATCTTTACATAATTAGCACTTCTGTCTTGATAGGCTGTTGTACCACCTAGACTGATTGTCCAAGTTCCTTCTTCATAGTCATCCAATGTGTTGGCATCAGTTGACGCTGATTGAGTAGCAGGAAAGGTAATGCCAGCACCAGACGCAGAGGGAGTTGCCGCACCCACGCCCATAGTTGTACTAGCCTTAACTGTAGTCGCAACCACAGTTGTCGGGGTTGTAGCACCAACAGTTCCGTTAATATTGATTGAAGCAGTACCTGTAAGATTTGTAACTGTACCGCTTGCAGGTGTTCCTAAAACTGGTGCTGTCAATACTGGTGAAGTCAGCGTCTTGTTTGTCAGGGTCTGTGTGCCATCTAAAGTAACAGCAGTCCCACCATTACCACCAACCTGTGCCGCCACGTTCCAACCATAAGTTGCACCTGTATAAACAAGCGTAACAGTTGCACCTGTAATATCACAGACTAAAGTATCACCAGCCGTATTGCCAGCAATCTTAATTGAGCCTGTAGGATCAATTGTTAAGTTGTTTGTTCCCCATTGGCTTAAAGAGTCAATGACAAGAACAATATTGCCTACTGATGGGCTTGAAGGCAAAGTAACTGTAAAAGCACCAGCAGTTGTGTCAGTTAGAACACCATCATTATTTGCGGCTGTGTAGTTAGCTGTTTTAACTGCCGTGTAAGCAACACCGCCACCGCCTCCTGCGGGTGTAGCCCAAGAACCATCGCCACGCCAAAAAGTAGTTGCGCTTGCTGATGTACCACTATTCAAATTAGTAACAGGAAGATTGCCTGTGACACCTGTTGACAGAGGCAAACCAGTTGCATTTGTCAATGTGGCAGATGTTGGTGTTCCTAGATTTGGAGTCACCAAAGTAGGTGAAGTGGAAAAGACAACAACGCCTGTTCCTGTTTCGTCAGTCAAGGCAGAAAGCAAGTTTGCGCTACTAGGAGTCGCTAAAAAGGTTGCTACACCAGTTCCTAGACCTGACACACCAGTAGAGATTGGAAGTCCTGTAGCGTTCGTTAAAGTTGCGCTAGTAGGTGTTCCAAGAATAGGAGTCACCAAAGTAGGTGAAGTAGCAAATACTGCTGAACCTGAACCTGTTTCGTCAGTCAAAGCACCTGCAAGGTTAGAGGAGCTAAATGAACCCAAAGATGTTGCATTGCCAACAGAAGTGACTGCACCTGTTAAGTTAGCGTTAGTTGTGACACTACCTGCTGTCAAACCAGAGGCAGTGCCTGTGATGTTTGTGCCTACCAAAGCGGATGGAGTGCCTAGAGCAGGAGTAACTAAAGTTGGGCTATTGGCAAACACCAAAGCACCACTACCTGTTTCGTCTGTTACGGCAGAAGCCAAGTTAGCAGATGATGGAGTACCCAAGAAAGTAGCTACACCAGTACCCAAACCACTTACGCCCGTTGAGATTGGCAATCCTGTTAGGTTAGTTGCCGTACCAGAAGCAGGAGTTCCCAATGCAGGAGTCACTAAAGTAGGACTGTTTGACAACACTACATTGCCTGTACCAGTAGATGAAGTTACACCAGTACCGCCATTTGCTACAGGCAAAGTGCCTGTGATGTCAGCAGTAGAAAGGCTTACTGCATCCCATGTGG